TAATTAAGTTCCATTGATTATTATTCCAAAAATATTGCTTACCATCATTAGGATAAGGTATTGGTGCTTCCCATTTATAGTTTACTAAAATCCAATCTTCGTATGGCTTAGGTGAAATAAAAACATTATTCACGCTATCATAAGTAAATCCTATTCCAGCATAAGTATTTCTAAAGTTAGAATTATAAGATGTTTGTTTTATATTATCGAAATCATAATCTATGTTTAAAGAGTTTATAAAATCAATTCCTAATTGTTCAACTTCAATTCCATTAGAGAGTAGTATAGCATTATCAATAACAATTACAGCTATTACAATGTTATTTTTTAAAAGTGCAAAATTTGCCATTATTGAAATTTATATTTTATTATTACTATTCCCGAACCTCCATTACCGCCAAAAGGTCCGCCACTTACATAAGCACCGCAACCACCACCACCTGAACCTGTATTTATAGTTGCACTTGTTGGTAAAGTAGCAACAGCAGTAGATGAACCGCCTTTACCTGCCCCCCCAGTTCCACCATTTCCGCCAGCTAAATAATAACTTCCACCTCCACCACCACCAGCATAAGTTACTGAGCTTCCTGATATCGAACTTGCTAATCCATTACCACCAGGCTCACCAGTCCACGATGCAGAAGTACCTCCAACAGTTCCAGCACCTCCACCACCACCTGCACCAAAAGATGTTGATGAACCTCCATTTTTACCTTGACCAACTGTACCTAATGGAGTAGTAGGAGTTGAAGTACTTGCACCACCACCACCACTTCCATTATTAGTAACAGTATTAGTAGTTCCATATCCCTGTCCTTTACCGCCTCCATAAGGAACTATTGAATTAAAAGATGAAGATACCCCATTATTACCCGAAGTTCCACCTGTTCCACCATTACCTCCACTACCAACAACAACCGAATAAGTTTGTAATAAAATAGATAATCCTGTATTTGTTAAATAACCACCAGCTCCACCGCCACCATTACCAACTCCAGCAACTGGTCCACTTCCACCGCCACCACCAGCTATAACTAAATATTCAACTACATCATTTGGAGCAGTTCCCAAATTGGTAACCACAAAGTTATCAGTTGATAAAAAAGTATGAATCTTATAATCGCCACTTGTAGTTATAGTTCCACCAGTTGCAACTGTAAATGGATTTACTACAGGTGGAGATGTAGCTGCTTCGTAATAAAAACTATTATACTTAGTAATATTCATTATTGAACTATGTTTAAAACGATTGTAATTTGTTCGGCACTTGTTGGAGTGTAAACACTTTCTAAAGTTACCACACAAAAAATATGAGCAGCACTTAAAGTAGGTACTACGCTTATCGGTTTGCTAATATCATTAGTCGATGTTTTCTCATTAGTTGTTGCCGCCCAGTTAGTATGTTTTATTTTACCTAAAAAGTTCTTTTGATTTGCAGCAGTCGGAACGAAAGCAGCATTATCAGCAGCAACTGTAAATGATTCTGAATAAAAATTCAAAGTCAAAGAAGGAGTTGAAGCTGGATTAGAACTTATTATCGAACTGTTTACAATTACTGAATTACCTAAATCAGCATCTATTGCTATCGGAATTACTATTCCATCTCCTGACAATACATCGCCTATTGAATAAGCGGTTACGTTTGCAGGTCTTGTTATTGTTCTTTTACTTACCATTATTTTATATTTTTAAATTGTTAATTATTGAACTGTTGGATTTGTTATCGGAATACTACATGCATCCCATTCAAATATTGCACTAAATTCTATATCAAAAAACCATCCCGCCACCTCATCATTAAAAGCATCTACAAAATCAGTTAAAGTTGCTTCAGTATTTATTTTAATTATTTCATCAAATTGGTATTGTTTAAAATAAATTAAAGTATCTAAACATATTTGTTTGCAATCCGATAAGACCTCAAGTTGGTTTCTTAATCCTTTCTTGCTTTTATCACAAATATAAAATCTAATTACAGTTACATCACTTGTTCCACTTATTCGATTAGGTTGCAAAGTACCAAATAACATAGGGTAATGAATAGACTGACCGCCATTTAATTCATCCCAAGGATCGCCAAAAAACCAGCTCTTAATTTGTTTGTGAGCAGCTACATAGCTTTCTATCGCAATTACCAATTTGTTTAATGTAAGCATCTATTTTTTTTTTATTTTTTTTAATGTACTTTTTAATTTCAATCTTTGTTTTTTTTCTTATTGCCATACTGGATTGTCTCTATTATCTTGTATATTACTATAATCTTTTTTACCCAAAATTCTAGTGCCTAAATAAATATCAACATCGTAAGCATTACGCTCAGGGAATATATCAGCTCCTGTATTTGTGTTATAAGTAGGATAAGTAGAATTATTATAGTTTAAATATTTTATCATTCGGTCTCCGTACATTTCGCCATTAGTTTTCCAAATATTCATTAAATATTCCATGTCATTAGTTGGTATCGGTTGCCCGTTATCACTGCTATTTGTCATTATGCCTTTATTAGCATATCGAAATTTAAACGTTGGTGAGCTTTCATACATAATATAATGAACCATCATTTTTAAAATGTAGTTATCTATTATTAGTTTGTAATCTGCTGGAATAGTAGTAGTGTTATTTATATAAGCTAAGATGTGAGTTTCAATCGTATTGTATAAACTCGTTCCCAATAAAGGAAGTATGTATTTATCTTGCACCAATTCAATTACTGGTGTTATCTTATCGTACTCGGTGTTATCGTCAATAACCGAATGTCTAATTAAATAATCTTGACCTATCCAAAGTGTTGCCATGTTTATTTCTTTTTACGTTTTACTTTTGTTTCACCAACCCATATATGTCTGCACCAAGGAGTTGTTTCGCCTGTATTAGGATTTGTATAAAACCCTCCACGATAATTCCATGCATCTTCGCCAAACTCATTAGTATAAGTTTCTATTTGTTCGTAAGTCAAAGCATCTGATTCAGTTAAATTAACCATATCAATACAAAATTTTCTGCTTTCAGTTTTTACTTCTGGAGCATCGGGTCTTTCAACATATCTATAAACTGTATAAATTTCGGTATCGTAACCCTCAGTATCTTTATCTAATCCTTTTTCAGTTGGTGTAAATAAACCCCCTAAAGTATCAATTAATTTTTTAGCTGCTAACCATTCTAATACAGTTGTAACTTTATCTTTATCGACATTTAACGACTTAGCAAGTTCTTCAGGTTTAGCAAATGGATTACCCTTTAATTGGTTTAATATTCCATTTCTTAAATCAGTAATTGACAAAGCAAATCTATTAGCTGTATATAATTTTTGTTTCGATAACTCAAATTTTAATACCTCAGTTGAATCTTTAAATTTTACATATTCAACATCTATGATTTCATCTTCGTTATTAATTGGTATTTTATTTTTTCGCACCCATTCTAAAAATAGATTTGCACGTTCATTAGATTGTTGAACTTTTACAACCTCATTATTCATTTCATCTTGTGCTATTCCTAAGAATGTTAAAGCATCCGCATCACTTAATCCAAACCCTGTTTTAATCATTATTAATGCCTGGTCTGCTGTATAATCACCTTTCTTTAACTTGTTGGCTATATTAAAAAGATTTTGTCTTTGTCTGCCTGTTAAGTTTTTAAGGTGTTCGTTTACTTGTATTTCTTCTTGTATTACAGTTGCACTCGGAGTGCCAATTTCTGCAGCTTCAATCTTTAACCCGTATTTTTCAATTATATAATTAGTTACGATATTAGGATCACGTAAATTTAAAGCATTGATAACATTTTGATTTTCTAATGGAAGTTCTTTGCCAATCGGCTGAACTTGTTCTACTTCAAAAGTTACATCTAAACCAGTTTTTAGTTTAAACATTTTATCAATAAACTTATTGAATGCTACTTGTTCAATCTTAGCATATTCGTTAATAAATAATTCGTGAGCCAAATCTAATTCGTTTCTATCTCCTAAAGTACCCTCAGTTTTGATTTTAAACAATACTCCAGGAACGTTATGTCCTGTAATTATCTTTTGTTGGTTACGTTTATTTAAAGCTTCGTATTGGTCCGCTAATCCTGTTGGAGTTACATTTACAACTTCTGCACCTTTGCCATCGGGATTAGTGAAACTTAATACTACCTTGCCAGCATTTTGTGTGCCTTGATGTTTCTCTTGAAAACGTTCTTTGATATCTTCCTTAACTTCAGGTGTTAATTTACCCGAGAAAAAAGTTATAATATGACCAGCACTAAATCCATTCTTTACTAAACTATGAAAAAAGTTACTGATTTCAATATCGGTATTAATGTCTAATAGAACGCTTGAATAATCGGGTGAAGGGTATAAGCCATCTAATTCATTTAAAGACGGTGTGAAGTCCTTAGAATAGTAAATTGAGGCACCTATAAACCCATCTTTATAAAATGGAAAATAAGTCTTTTTTAAATGGTAACTTTTTGCAGTCCAATCTTCACTATACCAAACTCCGCAATTATCCGCACTTAGTCTTATCTTACCCAAATCTAAATGGTAAAATTCAATCGGTTGCCCTATTAAATTAGTTGTTACTTGACATGCAAAACCTCCATAAATTGCTTTATCGGAATCACATTTTTTTCTTAATTCATACCAACTATCAAACCTATTTGCCTTGGCTAAAAATTGTTGAACTTGTGGTAAATCTTGACTTGGCACTATTTTCAGTCCGCTAAGATAACGTGCTTTACCT